GACTTCGAAAGCGTCTATTTCCGACGATGATCCGCCAACATCGTGTTCAATTTCCAGAGAGAACATGAGCTGGAACGATGTAGTAGAGCCGTCCCCCGTGTAGGTGTTTCCAGTTGTCCTGTTGAGTAGAGGCTGTCCGGTTAGGACTCGGTCTTCCTCATTCGGAGGAACGAAAAGAAAGCCCTTCGACAGACGGCAAACCCGGAACAACTCCCAAAGGAATCTTGCGTCGTCATCGCTTATGCCGGGGTTGTCGGCTAGAGTAATCTGCCAAGACTGCAGGGCACGATCAGAACGTTCATTGGCCGTTACAGTTCGGCTGTCTGACTCATGAACAACGGTGTCGTCCTCAAGACTGGAAACGCCGCCAGCCCCTGCAAATCTCCGCTCGGTCACGACGCCAGCGCAGTCCAGATAGATCGGGACGATCGTAAACCCTGTCGACTCGACCATCAGGCAGCCGCCGCAACGCTCTGATTGAACCCTTGCAATGCCTGGCGGCGACTCCGACGAGACATAGGCGAACCGCCGCCAAAATACTGGTTGACTATGGTCGTGCTGGTCCGGCTGTTGTCGTTAGAGACTTGACCCGCCGGCGTAACCTGAACCCGCTCTCCTTGCTGCGCCATGATGTGGACGGGCACAGAATCGACGCCAGGAATTCCGCCTTGGACCATCATATCCAGCCCGGAAGCCGCGCCCATATATCCAACCTTCAGCGCATCCCTGCCGTTGTAGAGCGGGTTCAGCGTGACCTTGTTTAGCGCCTCGGTGTTTTCCTTCGTGGCCTCGGTATTCTTTGCCAGCAGTTCGTCGTGTTGCTTGCGGATGTTCTCAAACATCATCTTCGTATCGGGGCCGCCCTGTCCTGCAAACACACCGCTTGCCTGATGCATAAATAGTTGGAACATGGCTCCAGGGTCGGACAGACTCGCACTTGGCGTGAAGAACGTACCGCTCTGGGTCATCTCGTCGGGAGCAAATATGCTCTTGCTTCCGTTGCGCCATGCCTCGTCTTCTGCTTTCTTTTTCGCAATGTACCCGTCCCAATCCCATTCCATTTGGGACGACCCACCTAGCTGGACGGTCATGTCTGATGCGGCGGACGCGGCTTGCAACAAATTGTTTTTGAGCGTCAGCGATTTGATGGCGGCGGCTTCGGTGGCGGTAGCCCCCGCCGAGATGGCGTTTTCATATGCTATCGCTGCGGAAACGGATGCTTCCGTTCCGTTCGCGCGCGCGTTCAACAAGCGGTTCTGCTGTTCGAGCGATTCGACCTGCTTGGCGAACTGGTCGGTCATGCCTGTGTGTTTAGAGCGCAGGCTTTCCAAAGCGATTTCCTGATTTTTCAGGTTCTGAAGGATCAAGTCGTATTGGGTTACGGCCTGCTGTAGTTCTGGGTTCAATACGCCCTCAGCCTGAAGAGCCTTAATCCTTTGCAGAGCCCCTTCGACCTCCATGATTTTCTGGCGAAGCGGATTAATCGCAGCAATTGCCTGTTGCGCGCCTATCGACAGCGCGTTGAAGTTTGACCCATCTATAGAACCGAGTTCGCCATTCAGCTCGCGCAGTTTCGTGCGCAGTTCCTCAATCTTTGCCATAGCGCGATCAAGCTGTGCCGTATCTCCAATAGCGTTATTAAAATCGCCACGATTGACGCGGGACTGTAGCCCCTCCATTTCGTTAGCGATATCAACCGCGCTATCGAGTTTCGACTTGCGTTGTAACCCGGCGGAACGAGCGATATATTCCCCAACCTTGGTAGTGGCGTCCGATACTGCGTTGCCGATTGCCGTCCAGCCCTTAACAAGCCCGCCTTGCGTGCCCTCAACCTCTTTGAGCACCACTGCCAGCGCTCCGTTGGCAACCGCAGCGGCTTCCGTCGTCCGGCCTGCAAGCAACAGACTTTCGATATACCCCCTCGTACCAGCATCAAGGAAATTGAACTGCTTGTTAAGCTGATCGATCCCCTGCATGTTAGTGAAAGCGCCAGCCAGCGCCGCGGCGGCCTCCTTGGACGACTGCCCCGTGACGAGGGCAAAGTTTTTCGTCGTCTCGATCATCTCGCCAATGACGCGGCTGTGAATCTGGCCTGTTTTGGCGAACTCGACTGCAGCTTCGCGCGTCTCACTGATTGATAAGCCGCCAAGCGATGATCTCTCATCCCCAATGCGGTTAATGTCGGCCAAAGAACCTGATCGCCTGCCAGCTCCGATCAAGGATCGCTCGAGGTCTTTCTGCTGGCTGAGATAATCTGACGTGGCAAAGGCCGCACCAGCAGCTCCTGCGGCTAACGCGCCAAACGCCACGCGACCAACAGTGACAAGTCCGCGCAGGCTAGCGCCTAGGCTCGCTAGCGATCCCCTGATCCCGCCTTGGCTCGTCCCGAGAACGTCAAGGATTTGCGATCCCTGCTGCAGCAGGACCGTGCCAAAACCTTGCCCAGACCCGAGCGAAACAGCAACGTCCTGCGCCTGACGCGACAGGTTTATCAGTTCATGGCGAGCAAGCCCTGCCGTCTTGCCCACCTCAGTATGCGCGTTGCCAGCCGCCGTCAGTCTGTCGCGATAAGCCTGAAGGATTGTCGCTCCGCGCTCCTGAAGAGTTCCGTTTTGTTCTACGGCACGGCCGACAAGACGCTGGGCTCGTTCAAGATCGGCTAACGCCCTTGCTGTCGGGGAAACGCTACGCTCGAGCCTTTCGAAGCTGGCTAATGCACTGGCCTGCCGGCGCGCTGCCGTTTCTTGTTTGGCGCCGGTCGTCTCTGCAACGTTGCCAAGGTTTTTTAATTCGTCAGCAACCGATTTGACAGCCGCTTTTGTGGCCTCGGTGCCCGAGGCCTCATGCTTGATCCTGACCGTTCTGACGATGTCGCTTTCGCGCATTCTTTTTCCTGAACCGATCTTGTCCTGCACTCTTTGCCGCAGCGCCGAGCCGGGCAAGCAGCCGCTTCACACCGGACACATTGCCGATGCCTACTTCTTCACGAACGTTAGAGTCTGATTTTGTGATGCCGTTTTCGTTAGACAGATAGCCGTTGTCGACGCGACGGATGATGCTGATGAAAAACTCCAGATCATCACCATCGAGACCGAGTTCTTCGATCGCGTAGGCCTTGATCTTGGACCTTGGAATGTAGCCTTCCGCCATCCCTATCGGGCGCTCTGTCGACAGGTCGTTCCAAGCTGGAATGAAGATGCTTTCTTGAAGCGTCAGCTCAGGCTGTTCGTAGAATTGTGGAGGGCATTCCTCGCCATTGGCAGCGCGGCGGGTCCAATCCTGTAAGAACTTGCCCCATTGCCGCTGCCACTTGAGCGCCGCGATCAGTTTCCCGCTACGGTCTCGATCTCGTCAACGATCCCGTCTGCAACTTGGGTACAGGCGTAAAGAGCCCCATCGCGAAACTTCTGGTGTTTCAGATACTCGGCGGCCTTCTTCTTGTCGTATGCGACAGGCTGGCCGTTCTCGTCCTCAATACCTTCCCAGTCCAGCAGACCGTGATTGAGAATAAGTACGCCATTGATGCGGTCCATCTCTTCCGGGTCCATGAATGGTGTGCGCTTCTTGCGCGGCACGGCATTCACAAGGGCCTGGGCCTGCCGGCGCCAATCCTTGTTCTGAGCTCCACGGCACTTGAGCCGGACGCCCTCGAGCTCTGGAATGTTACTGACCCAACCACCCTGCTCGACGACCTCGTTGTCGACAGAGATATCACTGATCTTCATAGTCTCTCCTGCTGATATTTTGTTTTTTGACATAGACAAGGCCGGGCAGTCATTAGCCGCCCGGCCCACTCACAACGCTAGATTTCCGAATTGATGCCGACGTTGAAATTGACGCGGATCACGTTGTCGTTCGTGCCCACGTTGAGCCGCTTGCTCATGACCAGCCCGCGGAAATACTGGATGGTGTCGGAGTATCCGGCAGGACCGTCTGGAAGAACGACCTTAAAGGCGTAGTTGTTGTTCGTCGCCTCGGCAGCCTCCATCGCTGCCTGCCCGGTATCAAGCGGATCGTGAGCGCAAGTAACCTGCAGCGTGCCGGCATCGCGAGCGCCCTTCGCGTGGCGAACGCGAGCATCGCCGATGGCTGCGAAAGAAACGTCG